CTTACAAATGGGTGACTTCTTCCACGCAGACAATATGTCTGGCTACACAGAGCGCAGCAAGAATATCTTAGATATTGATGGGCGCATGAGCCGAGTGCTTGAACTTGGTTGGCACGCCCTAGAACGCTGCATTGACATGGCCTTACAAAAGCACGAGTTAGTTGAAGTAGTCTGTGTTCCCGGCAACCACGATGAGTTTATCTCTGTTGCGACACAGAATCACTTTAAGAGCCTGTACAGAAAAGAGCCACGGTGCTATGTCCATCCTGAACCAACGACTCGCAAGTACGTCAAGTACGGAGAAAACCTGATTGGCGTCACTCACGGACATCAGACTAAAGATGCAGCACTGCCCGGAATCATGGCTGCTGAGAAGCCTAAAGAGTGGGGCGACAGCACACACCGCCGTTTCTTCCGAGGCCATCACCACCACGACAACCGCGTAGAGTACAACGGCTGCATTGTAGAGCAGTTCCGTACTCTTGCTGCCAAAGACGCTTACGCGGCTGAGCACGGCTACATGGCTGGTCGAGATATGAAAGCCATTGTGTTTGACAAAGAGTTTGGAGAAGTGGCACGATCAACAGTGTCAGTAGAGATTTTGAAACATTGGGCCAAGGAGAAGCGTAATGGATAAAGAGGAGTTTGGGTTCTTAGCAGAAGCATCAGAGGATAACTACGATCTTGTTGGTGTGATTGCTTTCTATCAAGACCCAGATAGTGAAAACGGTGCCTTCAAAACTTTTCTAGCAGGTGAACTTCCCGAAGATGTGACTGGACTAGAGGGTATGCAGGCTTTCATTATGAACGTACAAGTTATGATGGAGGACTACCTTGACTCAGACATCCACTAAAGAGACACCAGACTTAGAGATGGAAGTCAACGGGATTGAGTTTGGTGTTGTAGTAGACAGTTATGTACCCGGAGAGAAAGGTTCCCGTTGGGAGCCTCCAGTCCCACCAGAGTTTGAGTGGCATTTTATTGATGAAGAAGGAAACCGAGCAGACTGGATCATAGATGAAATGAGCTACGATGACATGGATGAAATTGAGACAACTATTTTTGACAACTCAAGAGAAGGGTAATTGATGGATGAACTTAGAGAGGACTACATAGACAAAGTAATCGACGCTGCTAAACAGTCTGAAGCTAAGTTCCGACACGCTGCCCTTTGCCTAAACAGCAAGGGGCATGTTGTCTCTGTAGGGACAAACAGCAGAAAGACACACCCACAGCAAGCAGAGTACGCAAAGCGCTTGGGTAAAGAGCAAAAGGTTAATCTCCACGCTGAGATTGCAGCCTTGGTAAAGGCAAGGGAAGACGTAGACACAGTGATCGTCTGTAGGCTAAACAAGAACACAGACTTGCGACTGTCTAAGCCTTGCCCGGTATGTAAGCTGGCACTAGATGAGGCTGGCGTAAGGGAGGTCTGGTTTTCTACAGACCAAGGATTCGAGAAACTTGCGGATAGTGAAAGGAAGTTGCATTTATGAGTGAAAGCGCAATCACAACGAAGTCGGCACAGATCTTGTCAGACATCGTTACGTTTACAAAATACTCAAAATACGTCCCAGAGATCGGGCGCAGAGAGACTTGGGAAGAGCTAGTCGAGCGAAACATGGCTATGCACATCAACAAGTACCCTAAACTCAAGAAAGAGATTCAGGAAGTCTATAAGAACTTTGTGTTCACCAAGAAGGTGCTACCGTCGATGCGGTCGTTGCAGTTTGGCGGCAAGCCTATCCAGAACAGCCCGAACCGTATCTTTAACTGTGCTTACATGCCAGTAGATCACCCAGACAGCTTTGCAGAGGCCATGTTTCTTCTGTTAGGTGGCACAGGCGTAGGCTACTCAGTTCAGCGCCACCACGTCTCAGAGTTACCTGCTGTTGTTGGGCCGCTGAAGAAGCGCAAGCGGTTTCTAGTTGGTGATAGTATTGAGGGTTGGGCAGACGCAGTAAAGATTCTGTGTGAGGCTTACTTCTACGGCAAGCCACGTCCCGTGTTTGACTTCTCTGACATTCGCCCCAAGGGTGCAATGCTCGTGACTTCAGGTGGTAAGGCTCCCGGCCCACAGCCACTCAAAGACTGTCTGCACAACATTGAGAAGGTGTTTGACACTGCGCTAGAGGAATCAGGAAGAGGTGTGCAGTTACAGCCAATTCAGGTACACGACATTATGTGTTACATCGCTGATGCTGTGCTTGCTGGCGGTATTCGCCGTGCTGCTCTAATTAGTCTGTTTAGCATGGACGATGAAGAGATGCTGACAGCAAAACACGGTAGCTGGTGGGAACATAGCCCACACCGAGGGCGAGCCAACAACTCTGCTGTTATCCTGCGCCACAAAGTTAGCCGCCGAGACTTCGACGAACTGTGGGACAAGATCGTGGCGTCTGAGTCTGGTGAACCGGGTGTTCTTTTCAGTAACGACAAAGACTGGGGTACGAACCCCTGTGCGGAAATCGGTTTACGCCCGTATCAATTCTGCAACCTGTGTGAGCTTAACGTAAGCAACGTAGCAGACCAGCAGGACTTAAACGAACGCGCTAAGGCTGCGTCATTTATTGGCACGCTACAGGCTGGGTACACTGACTTTCACTATCTGCGTGATGTGTGGCAGGAGACTACAGAGAAAGACGCTTTGATCGGTGTAGGTATGACAGGTATTGCCTCTGGTGCAGTGCTTGATCTTGACCTAGAGGAAGCGACTCAGGCTGTGCTAGATGAGAACGCTCGTGTTGCCAAGAAGTTAGGCATCAATGAGGCAGCGCGTACTACGACTATCAAGCCGTCAGGTACCAGCAGCCTTGTGCTAGGCTCCAGCTCTGGCATCCACGCTTGGCACAACGATTACTACATTCGCCGTATGCGGGTGGGTAAGGACGAAGCTATATATGGATACCTAGCAGAAAACCACCCTGCTTTAGTTGAAGATGAATACTTCCGTCCTAACGATCAGGCTGTGATCGAGATTCCACAGGCAGCGCCAGCAGATGCTATCTTGAGACATGAGTCGCCTATGGAGCTGTTAGCCCGTGTGTCACGTTTTAACGCTGAGTGGGTACGAACAGGCCACCGCGATGGTCAGAACGCTCACAACGTCTCTGTGACTGTCTCAGTGAAGGATGATGAGTGGGAGAAGGTTGGCGAGTGGATGTGGAAGAACCGCAATCACTTTAACGGCATCTCTGTCCTGCCTTATATGGGTGGTACTTACAAACAAGCACCTTTTGAGGACATCACGCAAGAGCAGTATGAGATCATGGAATCTGCGCTTGATGAAATTGACTTGACACAAGTGCGAGAGACAGAGGATAATACTGACTTGACTGGAGAGATTGCTTGCGGAGCAGACGGTTGTGTTGTAACGTAAAGTGATCTATGTGCCTGACCGCATAGCAGTTGTTTATGCGGTTTAGGCCATAACGGATCATGTCAGAAAATCGGAATGATGTGCGGAGTTTTGAGTATGAAATTGATTGAATACGGTGCTGACGCTGTTAGTGACTACGACTTTGACGCAAGGCGCAAGCCTGAGACTTTTTACCGTTATGCCTACCTAGATTTAGTTTGCATCAAGGACAAAGCCGTACTGCACTTTGAGATTGACCAGTCAAGGTCTAGGTACTTCTGCCTAGGAGCGCAGTTTGGTGGTGATTCTCTCTTCAGAATAAGCGGTAACATTTGGAGAGTAGGTTTTGACTTTTGTATTTGGGGGTACGGTTAATATGCTAGATGTAAAATTATTACTGCCAGAGGCTATGGTGCCAACCAAAGCTAGCCCCGGCGCTGCTGGGTGGGACTTGTACTCTGCTGAGAGTGTTATTATTCCCGCAGGTAAATGGCTAGCTGTAGAGACAGGCGTAGCTGTGTCTTTACCTGTAGACCACGTGGGACTTATCTGGCCTAGAAGCGGACTATCTGTTAAGTACGGTATTGACGTGCTTGCTGGTGTGGTAGATTCTGACTATCGAGGTGGTATTGCTGCTGTGTTAGTTAACCACGGCACTGAGCCTTTCGAGGTAGACATGAACATGCGGATTGCTCAGTTAGTTGTGCAGAGGTACGAGGCTACTCAGCTACAAGTAGTTAGCGAGTTAGGCAGAACACACAGAGGTGTCAGAGGATTTGGCAGCACAGGAGTATAGATAATGACTAAGGTATACACAGACGATAACTTTATGTATCACAACTGCCCAGATGCAGAGATAGCGTCTTGGCAGAATCAGTTGATTGACGACTACGACTTAGACTATGCACCCGGAGATCGCCCTTACATTGGAGCTACCGATGAGCAAATATTTGCTGCTTACAGAATAGCAGACAAGAAGCGAAGGGAGGCTGTGCTAGACAATCTATTTTCCCGCAAGGAAAAGCCTCAAGAAAGAATCTGTATCGACGATGCTACACCAGAACAGTGGGATGCTATTGACAGGGCGACAGAGAAGACTCGAAGAGAAGCAGCACTAGACGCGATGGTTAAAGACGCAGAAGAACTTGACCTTTACGATGATGAGATAGTTCGCAATCTAAATGCTGAAGCTGAGAAAGAAAAGGCTAGAGATAAGATGATTGGTGGCGACCACTATCGGCAAGGTGGCATACAGCCTATCGAGTACATCCACGCTAACAACCTTAGTTTCTGTGAAGGCAACGTAGTAAAATATGTTACACGCTGGCGGCATAAAGACGGGCTAAAAGACTTGGAGAAGGCCAAGCACTACATTGAGCTACTAATGGAGCTGGAAGATGATTACTGATTCATTTGTGGAGCGCTTGAAGCAACTAGAGGGGTTCAAGGACAAGCCTTACTTTGACACT